AAGAAGCAAATGAGAATCAGTAAGATTATTGAATATTTTGATGGTGTTGTTGATTCCAGTACAATTAAATATAGAACTGTTGAGCTTCCTGATGCTTTATGGCCAGAAGTACAAATAATGATTGCTCAATGGAAAAAGAAAAATAAATCGTGACTCTATGCCACGATTTATTTATTTGTGTCCCCGGGTCACAGTTTTACATTTTTTTCCATTTTGTGTCCCCGGGTCACAAAATTTATATGCTTATTCATAAGGATTTCTTGGCAATAGTTCTTTGTACTGATCTGGTGTTAAGGCTTCGCATGCTGGGTCGTTCATCATAACCTCGAACTCAGGACTGTTTACAAATACTAGTTTTTCCTTATGAAACATATAACGACCATCGGTTAATTGTCTCAATGTATCTGTATTCAATCCATATGAATCCATTTTTTCCTTTGTTGCTGCTATAAATACTAATCTACTCATGTTCCCTCCTATTGGTTTAAAGATATATAAGGTGACGATATTTTATTACATAATTCATCTATCTTGGCAGTATCGTAACCTACTTGTGAAGCTCTAAACATTAAATTAATTGCCTCATTATGCCCCATAAATTCTGCCTGTGTTAGACCATCTATACTGGCGCTCCTTGCACCAAATCTTAAATGAGGTTGAGATACTAAGTTTGCAGTAAATGAACTGTTTATCTTTTCTACAGAATTTACTTTTAGTATTATTGTATTTTCAACTCTTCTTACAATAACTTCATGCCAATAATCAGCTAAAAAAGTTCCTGTAGGTATAACAAAATTAACTCCACCAACTCTAACTCTTCCCCCTCCATCAGGCAATAGGAATAGTCCGTATTGTACACTACTTACATTGTTGTCTAAGTTCCTACAATACAACCAACCACTATCTATAGGGGATTCTGTTTTGAAGACATTGCATATAGTAAATTCCTCTGTACCAGTTATGTCTAGAATATCACCGCTTGAACCAGTTAAAACGTTAAGATGATCATCTACTGGATCAAAGGTTATTGCATACACACTTTTCTCTAGTGCTAAGATTTCTTCTAATACATTATATACATCTTCTGGTGCAGGTAGAGTCGCATAAGACGTTCCAAAGAAGTTATCGATTGAAGTTAAGTCTAATATTTTAGGATTTCTGAAGGCTGTTTTCCGATACTCATCTTGATAAGAATAAGTGCCTAGCGATAAATTCAACTCAGTTGTACCTAATACAGCTTCGTCAACATTCTTACTACAATAGTGTGGAACCCACTCACCAACAGGCATATTATTATATTCATCTACTGTTAACAACGGTGTTGAATAACCACCAGCACCCCTAGAAACCGTTACTATTGAGCCTGTTGTCATGTTGTGATCTGTTAATTTCATAATCTCAACATATGCAAACACCTTATGACCATCTGCAGAATACATACCTCTTGTATAGAATACAGCTCTCTCACCAAACGGAACATCTTGCACATATGTAATGTCACCATTTACTTCCTGAAAAAAATGATGATCTTGGTATACTACGGACCAATCTGGTATATCTCCATTTGCGACCGGCCCTATTGTAGCTTTTTCACCCTTCATCGTCGGATTAGTTATCATATTCATTTTATGGTTATATACTTGATTCCAACCACTATCAACTGTGCCTGCGAAGTTAGTTAAAATTCCGTCGTTTCGTGCATATGATTCATAAGTTGTCGATACTTTACCCTTCTCAAGTTGTGTTAGGTCTATTAACACCTTGGTATTTGAAAACCTTAAGTACTTAGAATTTATCGGTATTTTAAGCTGATTAGAATTTGCTAATATATCATTATTTGTTTCACCACTTATAAAAGTTTTTGACTCGTCATAATATAAAGCACCAGCTATACCAGCACCTGCTAATTGGTTTAAAACTAAATCTGAAATACTGGATATGTCTATATAATCAGAATAAAACCAATTAAAATTGACAACTTCACTCCCATCAGATGCATCAAGAAATGCATTGTTTGTTATCTCGAGTTTATTAAATAAATTTTTTCCAAAATCATTAACCAAATCCACCCAAGGACTATCGTTTCCTGTTAATCGTCCTGAACCATTAGCTTTATTTGCTATTAATGCTAATACTGCTCCAGCGTCTTTGAGCTTCTTTATCAAGCTATTTTTTTTTCTATATGTTATGCCGCCAGGTCCTACTAATCCAGTTAATCCTTTCATATTAATAATCATACCTTTCGAAAATTTGCCATTTAGAACCATTCCACATGTATCCTGCTAACATACCATTAGCATCTTCCGTATAGAACTTATCTCCAGGTACTAATATTGATGAATCTATATTATTCATTTCTGCTTCTGTACCAATAAACTCTGTTGGCTGTCTGAATACAAACTCTCTTTTAATTTCTACCATAAGGATCCTCCTATTAGTTGTTAGTACTTAATTGGTCTTTAATTTCCTGTAGCAACTGTTCAATCCATACATCTAACATTTTTCTGCTAATAAATATTTTAAGTAGACTCGGCATCCAATCATATATTCGATTGAAAACTTCAATTTTCTTTAATTCACCTTTACCACTGCCAAACTCATCTTCAACTTCACAAATGAGCTTGCATAATATATCCTTTACACGATCTTTTTTACCTATAGACCATAAGTATAGGCATACTGAAACAAATACTAATACAACTAATATATTGTCCCAATTCATCAATATAAGGTTTCCTAACGCTTTTAAAATATCCATATTTAATCCTTTCTTTTCAATCCAATGATAGTGCCTACTTTTCGTTCGACTCCATCTGAAGGTTCATTTACAATCTCTTGATCAACTGTCATTTCAGAACTACCACCACCATCTAAATTTGTAGCATTATCATACTCTATATCAAGTACATTAGAAATAAAAGCAAGTAGCTCCTGTGTCTCTTCAGCTGTCATACCTTTAGAGTTTTCATTCCTTCCATCAACTACAATAAGTGATAGGAGTTTCTTGATATTAGATTGTGCCATTATAGTTCTTGGATGTCTTTCGTCATAATGACTGATACCAGGATTCTTAATTTCTAGGAACTTACCCTCGATCATTAAAGCCCATGAAGTACCAATAGAGAAGTGAGTTTCATATTGAAGTCTCCAGTATTCAGATTTATCAACATCTCTAATTTCTGAATGACCATCTTTATACTGTAACCAGTTTGCAAATTTTTCATGTTGGCCAGTATAGTAATATAGACCATTAATGATCATTAAACCTAAACCTTCACGACCACCTCCGAAAAACTGACCATTTACTGCTGCAGCAAAATCATCATCCATCTCAGATAAAACTTCAAGTTTCCCAGGTTCACCAAGTGTAACAACTGGATCATACTTATCTAAATCACCAGTGAAAACATGTACTTCACAGTTTTTATACCAGAAGGTTCTATATTCACTTTCAGTTGACATTATTGATTCCATTACCCTAATAGATTCTGGATCCATATTGCCTGTATCATCAAGCTTATTTAAACGTTGGAATGCTCTAAAACCTGCTCTTGTTTTAGGGCCTGGCTTGCCATCGAAAGGACCACAATCATAGCCAATATGATGTAAGTTTCTTTGAAGGTCTTCAACTGAATAAGTCTTTGGTTCTACTGTTTCAACTTGTTCCTGCTTCAAAAGTTCAATGATTTCATCGATACTCATAGGATTTGATGTTGAAATTCTTAGTGTCTCTATTTGATTAGGCTCATGAATTAAAAGCACCTTGTCATTATCCACATACTTATTCACATCATTAACAAAATCTTTCCATCCGTTCTTTCTATCTAAGATGATATGAGGACAGTATTTTCCTGACCAATCCTGATGCTTATACAATTTAAAACCTGGATATGTTTTTATTAACGCAGCAGCTAATTTCTTAGCATTTTCTTCAGCTGTACTTAGCTTGTAATTCTCACATATTTCTATAGCAAGGGTTCTATAATTACCATCACCAGAACCATCACCAGCATGATATCCAACTTCATCAAGTGGAATAACTTGAGTTATAGAATCATGATCTACAAATAGGTGAGGGGATATATATGCTTTGTCTGCATTTTCTACATTTTGTAACCATCTGGCATGTAAATCATCACCTGCAGCGATTGATGAATTGCCAGTATTGTGAATAGTAATCCCCTTAGGAGCATAAAGCTCCTTAAGGGTTCTTACATTTCGTTTTCCACGTGGATTTATTATCTTCACTTTTACAGGAATACCATCTATGATTTTATCCTGTATGATGCCATCCACTATATTTAATGCTTTTATCATTTAATCACCTTCTCTTTCAAATCTCGTAAGAGTTGATAGTTTTTTCTGATATTGCGCTAGATGCTTTGCCACTGTTTCGGGGATAAAGCCACACGCCTCTCCATTTTCAATAATTGAAAGAAGTTCATTATTGCAGTAACCTAGCATGATTACAGATCTGATAACAGAAGTACCAAAAGCTTTATCTAATTGGTATGCAAGTCCTACAATGATGAACATACCGCCTTTTTTTACGAATCCTTTATATCCTGTATTGCTACTTAGTTGATTCGTAATTAAAGCCTTAATCCATCCAGTGATATAATCAGCTGCTACCATATAAAAGAATAGATTGGCTACCCAATCATAATCACCAAACCAATACTTAAAAACAGCTAAAAAAATAACACCTATAGTACCGGTTGCTGTATCCCAGTCTAAGGCGCCTGTAATTAATAATTGGCTATACTTATATATTGAATTTTTCATATGCACCTACACAATCAAATCAGCACGTTGTACTTTTGTTAGATACTTATCAATATCACTCTTCAAATCTGGTCTTTTTGCAATAACAACTTCATAATTATATGTTCCTTTTATGATTAAATTGCCGAAAAATTTTCCCCACATTTTAAGCACCTCCTTGGCTTAATGCAAGTTCTGCAATCAGCATTTCCAGTTCTTGAATTTTATCTCCAGCAGCTAAAGCTTTCTTCTTTTCCTCTTCCTGAAGTGCTAAGTTTATAGTGTTAATTTCCTCAACTCTGGTTTCAAACTCTGCTTCTGATATCGCAACAACTTTTTCTGATGTTTCTAAAGTGTTTTCTGTAATGCATACACCCCATTCTCCAGTATCTGTTCTCGCTACCATTGCAGGAAATCCTTGAGTACTATCACCGTATATAGTCATAATTCCATTGCCAGTGGTAATACGTCTAATTTTTACTTTGTAATAATGCACTTTACGCCTCCTTATTTAACCATTAAATACTTTTCTAATTTTACTAACGATTCTGGTTTAATTAGCATTGTTGGTGACCACTTAACTATATCGCCACTTTTAAACGACTTAAAATTATTTTTATTTCCATCTTCAGCTAATAGAAAAGTGGTGGCTACTGCAGCGTTTAGGATCAATCTTTTGCCGCCATCTGCCTTTGGTTTGTATCCATCTAAAGTAGCCTGTTCTAGTATTTGCATTCTGAAGATATCATTACTATCTGAATATGCATTGCAGCAATAAACGACTTGTTTTGTTTCTGAAAGCACAATCGCCCATAAGGTTGTTTTAACCTCTGGTATTACTGGACCACCTTCAGTAGATTTTGTATCCCATACATAGTTACCATTTGAATCTACTTTCATTACAGAGCCCCAATTCCATGAAAAATTATATACTATGTACTCTCCATCATACATGGCTTTTCCTTGGTAACCACAATCTCTATTAGTGTAATCGGTACTAGAAATCTCGTTTCCTTGATCATCAAATACACCTAATCTAGTTTGATTTATATTTGTATTATTTAGAGGTGCGAACGCATAATATTTATTCGTATTAGGATTAAAAACATTTGCATAACCTCTCCCTGATGCACTGTAACCTGCCTGAGTCCACTGACGAATCAAAGTTCCTGCTGGACTAATTTTATAACCATAAGTATAACCATGAGTCCAATAATTACCGTTTGGATCTGTAGAAACAGGGCCACTAAAACCATTACTAGAATTCAAATAACCAAATCCAAAACCTCCTCCAACAGTATTAGAAGTTAATTTCCATATTCCAGCACCTGCTTGAGTTGAGCCATCATATATAATAGGCTTGCCTTTTTCTCGTTGATCTCCCCAAATTCGCCAAGATGTTAAAGTTGAATGTAATCTAGGTGCAGTATGAATTATGGCCCCAGTAGCTAGGTTTATCTTGTAAATACAATGGGCATTCCCACTACCACCCATCATAAACAACTCGCTTTTATAAATAGTCACCCCTGCATCTGGATCAGGATAATTATTAAACGCTTTGTTCCATAGCAAGGTCAACTGACCTGTTAAAGTATTTACTTCAACACACTTAACTGTGTTGTTAGCCGAATTTCGTGCAATCATATAAATCTTACCAGTATCATAGTCTTTAACTAATTGCTTACTATTATAATCTTGCGTTAGAAAATACGGACTTCGAGGAACTGTCACACCCTCTCTGTAATTTAACTCATCTGTAGTCAGTTGTAAGTCGTAATTCGTTTCTAATGTAGAAAAACTCTTAAGCTCTACAGTATTTTTATCAGCAAATTGTACGCCCCCAGATTTAGGGGCCAATATAAAAGCCGCTGCTTCTTCAATCACATCGTAAAACATGACTTCAGCTAGTAACTCATCTACTTGACTACCATCAGGATTGAGTAAAGGTTTAGCTGCGCCTCCATTCTTCTTGATAGTGATAGGGCCACCTGTTACTGAAGCATTTATTTTTAATGTATGTCTTTTGATTTCTGGATTTACAGTGATACTAAGTTCTTGATTTAAAACACCTGGTGTCACTGGATCCATATCTCTTACATCAACAGCATCACTTTTTCTAGCATAAACAATACTTGGATCCATAACTGCAGTCACACTTGAAGCATTAATTGTTGAAACCACAAACGCAAGTTCTAATTCAACAATGTTCTCAGCTTCTGGTGGCATATAATCAGGTTCACCATTTCCAACATTCGAAACGCTATAAAGTATTTCTCCTTCATCAGGATCAGTAGCGAAAACACCAACTTCTTTGATATGATAACCTACTAGTAATCCAGTATTGTTTAAACTACATTTTAAGTATGTTTTATCAGCTTCTCTACTTATGTTGATTAAAGGTAAACTTTTAACCTCATTTACTAATGCGGTTCTTATAGACAAGTCCCCTAAATCAATACCATCTCCTATGGCCATACGAGTAAAGCTGAGATTTGCCCCTGCTTGAGCTTTTCCTAAGAGGATCAAACCTTTTTCTGTTAAAACTGATTTCATTCTCTAGCTCCTTTCTAAGTTATATCAATTGTTATCCTTTTAGCAGTATGAGTGAAGCATAGACTTTCTAATGAAATATCTTTATTTCTGAGTAAAACAAAACTTTCAAGTTTCGACCTTGTATTTTTAACTAAGCTTATAATGTCTTTTAGTTTGTCATACTTTTCGATGTCTGCCTGATCAGTTGTCTTGATTTTAAACTTAGAATTTTGACCACCATACTCAAACCATTCTTCAACAAATGATTTCTCAAAAACAGCTGCCAATAGATTTTCTACTGCAGCTGGTGTACCTTTTATCATATGACTTATAATTGAGTTAGAAATAAGACTTTGCTTTTTCTCTAAAGCAAGATCTAAATCATAAAAATCTACATTCAATTCCCAAGCTAGATTATCTAAAATAGCTTCAGGTAATAATTTCACATCACCACCGGTTTGAACAAAGACCATTTTCATGGATAGGTCCGCCATGACTTCATCTGTTAAAAGGCTAAACAATTTAGTCTCTAAATCATCTGAAAGAGTAGGTGGTAATAAGAGCCTAGAATTTAAATTCCTAAGATCCATCATTCTCTAATCCTCCATAAGTTTCAGTAACACCTGTACAGTTTGCAACCTCAGTTTCACCTGTAGCCTTATAAAGTGGACTTGCAATGACTACTCTTGATGCACCAGCTTCTATAATAAGATTATGGAGCTTCGATGGATTGATGTTTCTTCCAATTGCACCTCTTTGCCATGCTTTATAGGCTTCGACAGCAGTTTGTACTTTTAGTTTGATCTCACTTTCAGCAAGAGAATCTTTACTTGCTATGTAGTATGTATAACTAATAGTATAATTTGACACACTAGGTGCAGCACACTGTACTTTATCATTTAATGGTCTTCTTGATTTATCGCTTAGATATTCAGTCATTCCAGCTATATCTTCAGCACTAGGGATACCTGATGCCATAAGAAAAATCACATCAACAGTTTCTGCAGCTGATGAATAAACATAAACATCACTGACTTCTGCGCTATAGTTTTTCGCCATAGCAATATAAGCTGCATCCGATCCAGCTGTATTGTATGTTGAAGGTGACAATCTAATTCGTTCTTTGAAGTTGTCTAATTCTTCTTCATCTGCACCACCAAAACTTTTAACTGTATTCTTGATACTAGATACAAAAGGCAAATTAGATGCTGACTTATCTATCTGACCTATTAAGAAGTCATTGCCGATGGTACCAGGTGACACACAAAGACATTTAAAAGTTTTACTTGTTTCACCTGGAAGGAATATTATATCTTCTAGATTTTCAAAATATACATTGTTTCCTGATGTAAAAAGTGTGCCTGCAGATATCAAATAATCCACTTCAAACACTTTTGATAATATAACTTCTATCATAGTTTCACTCTTGGATGCTTCTATTAAGAAGGTGTTGGTTCTTGCACCGATATGTTTAGTCATATCCAAGTCAGAATACCTCAATAAATTGTTTTTCGCCTTCTCATTGATATTAATGAGTTGTTGATGTTCAATTAATGAAAGCATATGAACCATAACTCGCCATTTATGTCCTGGATACAATATGATAGCTTCTCCAGTGACTTCTAAAGCAATTTGCTCTAACCTTTTAACATTCTTATCAATGACTTCATCCAAAGTCATTGTGACAAAATTTATTTCTGGTAGGTTTTTTAGTTCCAATCAATCACCACCTTTGGCAGGACTCTGCCATCTTTAGGATCCAGTTCAAATAATACTTCTTTCACCTGGATACCTGGTATATATTTCTTTACCTTAACCGAAATCTCTGATACATATTTAACCTTATAAATTTCTATAGGTAAATCTTGTATCGATTGATCTATACCATAGGCTCTATCCCCTGGTATTGTTCCAGCTGGTGTTGTTACTAGAGCATGAACTTGCTCTACTTTTTCTTTTGGTAAATCATTTTTTGATATTACAATCATGTTTGATTCTCCACATATTCAATTATAGAAAGTTCCACGCTTACTGAATCATAAGACGCATGCCTGCCGAATACATTTGTAGCCATACCTAAATTACCTATTCGCCATTTATCGACACCTAAAATCTTACTACCTATGACTAATGGATAAGCATGTCCTTCTCTATTGTATTTCATTAACTTATTGAGTACTTCATCAGGATCTACACCTAACGACCTTCTTAGCTCAATTGTAAAAGTGATATTATCGAGACCGGGACCTATGTTCTCTGTAACAGGTTTCACACCTATCACTTCATGATCTGCATACCTAGCAGCAGCTGTCCTTAGAAAATTAGAAAAAGTCAAGATTCTATCATCACTGGTTTCAAAAATAACATCTCCAAACGAACCTAATGTTGTTTTCATTATGAAAGCACCACCCCTCCAGCAGTAACTGTACCACTAGCATCTATTTTGCCTGTTACATTTAAATTACCTTGTATATTAACATCACCCTTTAAGATGATATTAGTAGCTTCTATAACCAATCCTTCACTAGTAACTGATATATTAATCTGATCAGTAAGTTTATTCTGATAGACCACATCACTAGGGGGTAAAGTTTCTTTTCTAAAGTAACCCTTCAGACATAAGCCTGAACCATCTTTATCTACAATACATACAACTTCCTCACCTACTTTTGGAGGTTTATACTCTCCATTTAGCAAATGAAGTTTATCAAGAAGTATGTTATCTTCAGTAATAAAGACAAGGACTTTTTCATTTTCAATACTAGAAATAACACCATATTTTAAGTTCATATCGTCCCCTTTACATACTCATTAATGAGTTGCCATCAGTTAAGCCAGCTAACTTCACCATTGACTCTTCTTTTACTTGTGGTCCATTTGTTACAGGTATAGAAAGCTTCTTTCCTGATACAATCATCCGACCTTCAAAAGACGTTGAAGAACCACTGCCTACTGTATGAGTTACTTTATCTAAAAAGTATTTTCCATCATACTTGCCAAAACCTGAAACATCTATACATAAAGCACTTATGAGTTTTAGGTTCAAAGTTACATTAAATGTACATACATAGACTGTATCAGCTAATTCAGCATACTTACTCATACACATATACTCAGCATCCTGGTAAGACTCGCAAACCGATTCAATAGTATAGTATTTAGCATCATCTGGTGATTTAGGACAATAAGAATACCATTTACTCATACCATCATCTTCATACTTAACCTTCACACCATCAAATTGATTCCCTACGGTTTGTTTTCTAAAACCATATGATAATACAGTAGAAGATCTCTTTCTGTATTCATGAACAGAATCTTTAGCTTTGTACTCTGATAAATTGTATATAACAAGTTGACCACTTGATATTTTTACTCCAAAAGAATGATCATCACATAGTTTAAGTAAAAATGCTGCATCTGATTCTTCTTGTAATACATATGAAAAAACTGGATTTACTTGACTGTCATATAATAAGTCAAGTCCAGCTTCATTAGAAATCTTTGATGCAATCATTTTAAAACTTTGGTTGGTCCATGATCTAGTTTTTTTCTCATCTTTAAACGAGCTATTAGTCGGCATAGAATTGCCATTAATCGTCATAACCGATGGTGGTCCACTGCATTCAGGCTCATCTATATCAAAAAACCCGCAATCCAAGGATTGCGAGTCTCCATCATGTCGCCAATTAAGTGTATGGATAATTGGTCGAAGTTTGTCACCTTCTTCAGGAAACCAATCATCCGACCAAATACCCTTTTCATCCTTTAAAGAAATAGATACATCATCTGCTACGCCATGAGCGTTATCAGTATAAGAAAATGAAACAAGGTCCTGTTGAATCTCTTTAGATGCATTGACCTCATCATAATAAAGTTCAATATAGGATCTTCTTACTTTCATATTATCCTCTCTTCCAAGGTGGTAGATTAGTTGATGCTTTTACAGTAACATCAGGAATAGTTAGCATGACACCACCACTAAACATTACAGTTTCCATATGTTCTTTATTGGCAAGCATTAAGGCTTCTATATGATCATAAGAATCATACTGTTCAAAAGAAATCTTGTCCCAGGTATCACCTAGGACTGTTCTATACTTTTTCATATACCTCCTTAACTGTCAAAAGCTAAACGTTGTTTTTTTCGTTCCATCTTTTTATACTGAGCATCAAACCCATCTCTACCTTTTTTCTCGACTTCAATAATATCATCTTTTGATGCATTGCCTTTGATGATAAAAGTCGGTTTGTATTCAATGTGATTAACATATTCTTGTTTCACATTGATTGTATCTTTTCTGAAATTGTTGATCATGTCTGTAAATGATCTAGGTTTTTCTTGTGGGTTATCATCACTTCTCTTTGACTTAAGAATAGCAAGCTGAAGAAGTTTTGATAGTTTAGAAAGTGGTAAAACTGCTTCTTGTTCTCGACCTTCACCAATCATGGCCAAAGTCGGACCAGTTGTAATACCGCCTTCTGCTAGGTATGGAATCTTAGGTATGTTAACACCTATGGTCTTTCCTCCAATCTCAGGTACCCAATCAGGCACCTCGAACTGAATTTTGTTAAGACCATCAATCATCCAATTTAGGATTTTCGCATAGACATTGATATAACCCT